AGGTGATCCACATGCGCTCTTCGGGCTTGCGGTCGTGGATCGCGTTGCGCATGCGGACGCGCATTTCGCCTTCACCCATGCGGAACTCCTTGAACACCTGCATCAGCGTGACCTTGCCGTCGTTCGCCATGAACAGATCGAGGAGCTTGTCCAGAACCTGTTGCTTGGCGTTCCTGGGAGCAGCATGCCCGCCCTGCTTGGCATTGCGGATGGGAACCAGAACACGAATCGCGTCCAGGACTTCGTTCGGGAGCACGAGGTGGGGATGCTTGCCAAGGATCACTTCAGCGAGGAACGCCTTCGCCTTCTTGGAAGCTTCCTGGTATTCCTTCAGAGCGGCCTTCGCCGCTTCGGAAACTTCACGCTTCGGGGCAGTCGTTTCGGGTTCAACGGAGGTGACGGGGGCAACGGATTCAGCAGTCAGGTCTTCAACGACGATCTGGGACATGGGGCTCTCCTGAGCGGTTACAGGTTCAACGGGGGTACGACGAGAACGACGGGAAGCGGGGGCAACAGTCTGACTCATGTGCGTCTCCTTAAAAGGTAGTTTCTGACGGGAGGCTCTCCGCCCCGGCGCAATACTGCACCTACACGAGGGCGGCCTTCCTTTCCACCGTGGTGGAACCGTCCCTCCCGTTGAAGACACTATGCCGGATTCCGAGACAGAAGGCAAGCACTTTTTTCGGATTTTTGGGACTTTTTCCAAAAAAGTTTTCAGGCTTCAACTTTTCGTTTCAATCGTAGGACTTGCGGAAGCGGTTCCGGCTGGCCTTCAAGGGCCGCTCCGCCTTGTGGCTCCCCGTGACCCCGGCGGGGTGCAGTCGACTGCGCCGCGCTCCCGTGACGTGGGGCAGGAGCCGCTTCCGGAACGTCCCTTTTTAATGGTAGAGAGGCGGCAGGACGCGACGTGGGCGGCGGAGGGTCAATGGCTCCGCCCTTCGCGGTTTGGGTTCAATGGATTAAACACCCCGACAGATTTTTAAGATTCATCCCGAAAGAACCGGATTTGCTTTAGGATTTTCCAGAGCTTAATCTATCTGAACCGGGGCGAGTTGACCAAAAACCCCACTGTTTTTTGAGATCTGGATTGAAGAGATGAGAGTTCAGTCCGTCAGGGCTTCTCGAAAAAATGTACTTTCCCACCTTTTTTCCGAGTCAGTGTAAAATCAGCGTAAAACAGTTAACCCCTCGAAATCATTGAAGATCCCCCAACTATTATATAATAGCTTTTACGTTTTCCGGGGGGAAATCAAAATCGGGTTTTTTGTATCCGGTATCCACAACGCATGGATTTGATGCGCATGCGATACCGATCCTTTTTTCACGTGAAGATTCTGAAAATTTATTACAGAGGGGAAATGCTCCGGAAGTGTCATGTAACCCTCTGTTTCCAACCTGCAACCCACTGGAATAATTGACTGTACGCGGAGCTGGCGGATTTTTTTCAAGGCGGAAAAAAACAAGTAAGCGTGCAAAACCATTGAACAAATCAAAATCGGAATTTTGACGGGAAGCCGACTAGAACTGGATTGGTATCCCTGCGCAGCGTAACCCATTGAACTTGTAGGAGAAAGAAAATGCTTGCTTTTTTTGTGCGTTTTGGTGCATTTACAATTCAGCGCAACCGCACAAAATCCACTGCATTTGCAGTACACAGCAGTCGCGGATTGGATGTTTGTTGTAACCGACTGAAATCGCACAACTTACCTCGAAATTTTGCGAAAACTCGTCAGGAGGTGAAACTATACACAAAGGCCAAAATCCAGAAGCCCTGATCAGTTGAGGAGGTATTTTATGATTTCCCGAAAGGCCGTGAAGCGCAAAACTACACCTGCAAAAGCCGGAACCGCAGTCCTTGAAGTAGAGGACAGGAGACGCATGGCACGTCTTGTAGGGAAGGTTGAAGGCGACGCCAAACGAGCTGAGAAGCGACGGTATCAGGAGGCTTGCATACGAGAAGGCCACCTGACCAACTGCCTTTCCAAGGTTCGTACAGCCAATCAAGCACGTAAGATCCTTTGGCTGTTCAGCACGAACATGCCAGTAAGCGTGATCCTTGCGTACTTGGAACTTCCTCACGTGACGTGTCCCGCTCGCACGTGCTTCTCGCCAGACTGCCCCAAGGACAACTGTCCAGAGGACTTTGACTATGACCCAAAACGACTGAGTGTCATATTCAAAACTGGACACAATTTCATCAACATGTTGGCATTGAACCCTTCCAGAGCGAAGGTTATGCTGACAGCGGCACTTGAAATCTCGCAACAGGTGCTGTTAGAAATCGCAATTAGGAGACGCAAATGAGCCAGCAACCTTGTTATCCCGGTGTCTTTACAACTGAACGCAAGCGTTTCAATCTTTGGGCTTTACCTACCCATGATCCGGAGAACGCGATCTTTGGACCGAACCTGAGCCTTGCGCACATTGCCAACAGCTTGTCGCACATCTGCCGTTTCAACGGCGCGACCCCCTACCATTATAGTGTGGGGCAGCATTCATTGGCTACGCTGGCGTATGCCAAGCATGTCATGGGTATCACCGCTCCGGACATCCTGAGGGCTGTTCTGTTGCATGATGCAGTGGAGGCGTACACAGGGGACATCATCCGTCCCATGAAGAACCACATTGTTACGGCGGTGAGACGAGCTGTCAAGGTATACATGGACGTCGCTGAGGAAGGCAACCGGGAGGCGTTCAAGTGCGCTTATGAGTTCCTTCAGTGCGAAGACAGGATTCAGCGAGCAATATTTGACAAGTACAACGCGACACCTGATCTGGCTGTTACGAAGGCGGATGACGCGCTTGGCTTCATGGAGTGCTCGTTCTTCTTTGGTGAGCCCGATTGGGACGCGTCCCAGTATGACAAGCGGGTCTACTCCTTGTTGAATCCCATGTCCGATGACATGGTGTACACCAACCTCTTCGAGGCGTTCGAAGAGCTTAACATAAAGGATTGAGCATGGATTGGTTCAAGGCTAACGACCTTCCGGTGGCTCCGCACCTGCCTACCAGCAAGCGACTGGTGGACTTTTACGGGTTCGCTATTCGTAGGCAAGAGCGGTTCCTCGCACGCGTCAATGGTACTGCGCTGGTGTCCGAGGATCCTATCCTTGACAAGTGGAAGTTCACCAACGCCTATCGCATCCTTGATCGTGTTTCGCAGTACATGGCGAAGAACATCATTGACGACAGGGCTAATCGCTTTGAGTTCCCTCGCGCTCATCGCATGGGCATGTTCCTGTTCAGGCTGTTCAACAGCATTGAGACATGGGAATCCCTTCCGGATTACAAGTACGATGCGTACAACGCGCTTCCCGCCATTGAGAGCTTCGTTGAAGCACGTCGCGCTTGCGGGGTTACGGTATACAACAACGCTTACATGATGACTCCGCCGTGGACGTTCGGTTGCACCACAAGAACGGAGCTGTTCCTTAGGACGCTGAAGCACATGGAAGACAGCGGTGATCTGGAGAGGGCTTACAACTCTTCAGACATGCGTTATACCTACGCAATCTTCCGCCGTCACGAGGGGTTTGGGGACTTCTTGGCTTACCAGTTCGCTTTGGACTTCTCTTACAACCACTTAATGTTCGACTACGAGAAGTTCATCGTTCCGGGGATTGGGTGCCAGCGCGGGATGAGACGGGTTTGGCCTCATCTTAAGCTGATTGAACTGCCTAGCGTGCTCAAGAGGCTTACGATTAACGGCATTCCGTCCTTCCCTGTCCTCACTGTAGACGGTAAGGAGTTCCCACTCCGTGGCAATGACATGCAGAATCTGTTCTGCGAATATGACAAGTATTGCCGGGTTCGGGATGACGGTAAGAGCATTAAGAGCAACTTCAGTCGTACCCTTTCTCCGTTGGAGCAACCTTACATTCCGAGTGCTTGGAGGTTCTAATGGCTACGTTTACGCAGTTGTGCAACAGAATCGAAGAGCTCGGCTTGCGTGTTCCGTATGAAGGGACAGGTAAGAACGGCAAGATCCTGAACAGGGACTTGGAGGCGGTCATCGCTGAACACTATCGTGAACAGCGGGAGATCACCTTCGGTCGCGTCATGCGTGATCAGTTGCATGACGTTCAGTTGGCTTACCGTTATGACCAGCTCAAGCAGGACGAGCAGGAGGCCGTCATTTCCGACGGCAATGGTTGGGTAGCCGAAGAGAAGTTCGATGGTTGTCGCATGGTTCTGGTCTACCATCCCGATGAGGGCTTTTCAGCCTTTGGGCGTAATCGCTCGACTGTTACCCTGCTTCCGGTGGAGTACACTGAGAAGCTCCTTGTTCCGCTCAACGGCAAGCTGAGTACGCTCAAGGAGTTCGCTGGTCATTGGAAGGAAGAGTTCATATTGGACTGCGAACTGGTCACTGACGGTTTCGTGGAGCTCAATGACGGCAACTTCACCGGGAAGGGCTTGAACGCTGTAACGTCTATGCTTCAGCTTAACGTGCATGACAGCCACCTTGCGCAACGTACTACGGCTCCCATGGAGCTGGTAGCGTTTGACTTCCTTCCCATTGAACGTGAGAAGATCATCACGGAGATTCCCTTTAGGGAAAGGCTCGAGCTCATGCAAGGCATGCCCATGCTCGATCGTTCCGTACGCCTTCCCAAGCAATGGGAGCGGGGCAAGAAGACCTACTTTGAATCACTAGTTGCCAACGGTGAGGAAGGCGTAGTTCTCAAGAACCTGAACTCGTTCTACATTCCGGCTATTGGCAATTTCCGTGACAAGAACTCCACCATCAAACTGAAGAGGAGCATGTCCATGGCTAGTCAGACAGACATTGACGCATTCGTCATAGGCTACACCAACGGCGGTGAATGGGATAAGGCGGGGCTCATTGCTGGCATCACACTCGGCGTTTATTTGTTGGGAGACAACAATGAACAGCTTGGAGTCCATTGGCTGGCTACCGTGAGCGGCATTCCGTTGCAAACACGCATGGCTCTCAGTGAAGTACGGGACGGCAAGCCCGCGCTCAAGACTGAGTTTTACGGGCAAGTCCTTACCATTGACGGTCAGGATATCAGCGCAAGGAACCAGCGCATTTATCATGCCAAGGCTGATTGGGTAACAGGCTTCCGCCATGATAAGACGGCTTATGAATGCACCATGCGACGCAGTTTCATTGAAAGCCAAATGTTCTAGGAGACGATATGAAGTACGAACTCGCCGTACTGAGCCGGGGAAGGGCAGACGTTCTGATGAACAGGCAACTGACTCTCACGTGGCTACAGAATTCTCATTACCCTGTATCCCTTTGGGCGCACAAGGATGAAGCTGAAGCGTACAAGCCTGTAGCCAAAGCGTTCAACGTAAGGCTCATGTTGCATACTGCTAACAAGGTGTCTCGCATTCGGGACATCATCATGGAAGAGGCTTACGTTCGGGACGTTGAAAAGCTCGGCATCTTCGATGACGATCTGGCGTTTGCCTATCGCAACGGCAACAAGCTCGAAAAGCTCCCTCCCGTCAGCATAGACAACGCGCTTAGACCTGTGTTCGAAAACGTAAGTCCGGAGTTCCCCATGATAGGCTTGCGTCATCGCATGTTCGCCCACACTGAAACAAAGACGTGGGGCATTAACAAGCGCATCATGTGGACGCCAGTCCTGCACCTGCCTACGCTGTCGGGAGAAGGCTTCCGTTACGAATGGGAAGGGGACATCCTTGAGGACTTTCACATGCAACTCCAACTGATGAAGGCTGGCTACAGGACGGCTACGCTGAACCTGTTCACGGCTGACGATCAACTTGGAGCGGGTACGAACTCAGGTTGTAACCTTTACCGTGACGATGACCTTCGGGTTAAGGCGGCGGTGCTGTTACGCAACAAGTTCCCGTCTTGTGTTATGCTCAAGGACAAAACCAATCCGCTCACGGGACGCATGTATAAGGACGTAACTATCCGGTTTTCGCAGTTCCGTAAGTGATCGTAATCGTGGTACTTTTATACAACGCCACTACAACGGGACTACAACGCAACTACAACGCTCTACAGTGCTGGGCGGCGCACTCCCCACGCAACCTGTAGGAATGTCTTACCTTTTATATAACGAGGCAAAGTGTATGGACGGCGTACTGGAACTCTTGGTTGACAAGCTCTTGAGTGGAGCAGAGCATTCTCTCATAGCCATGCGTCGCAAGGGCATGGCGTTGAATCCTGCCTACGTTCAACTGAATGAGGCCTCCGCCGCACTGCGCAAGGAGATTGAGCGCAGGAAGCAGAATACTCCTCATAAGCGTCACGTTGTGCGCTTCTTGATGGACAAGGAGTTCCGCATCTCCGTTGACGGCGAAGCCCGCCCTTGGCTGGTGGAGGAAGGCGATACGTACGACATACACAACTATTGCAAGGACGGCTACATCGTTCGTAGCCCTGACATTAGCAAGACAACCTTGACGCTTCACATGAGAGACGAGGGACACTTATATGAAAGACTCGCCATTGATGCTTGAGGGCGTTCCGTACTACACTGTGACGCAATTCGCGCGTCTGGTGGGTAAGGACGCTTCTCGTATCTCTTACCTTGTAAATCACCCTGAACACAAGAAGCATATCCAGTGCATGCGCAAGGCAGGACGGCCTTTGATTCCTCACCGTGAGGTCGTTCGCTTTGTTCAGCGCGAAGCTGGGATCACAACAGGAGACGCTGATGCAGTTCTTAACTGAGCCCCTTCCATACCAACAGAAGGCTTTTGACAAGCTGAAGGACTTGCGTAACGGCGCGTTGTTCCTCACAATGGGACGAGGCAAGACCAAGGTCGCAATCGACATCATGGCGCACAAGTACCTTAAGGGTGAGATCGATCGGGTGCTGGTAGTGGCTCCCAATCTGGTTCACACGCAATGGGTTGACGAACAGTTGCCCACGCATTGCCCTGTTCCGTACAACGCAATGGCGTTCCTCTCTACCAAGACAAAGGCGTATCAGGCGCAGTTGCTTGGGTTCTTGCGCAATCAGCTTGACGGGCTCAAGGTTCTGGCTGTGCATGTAGACGCCTTCTCTCACGACACCGCGGACTGGGCTCTGGACAAGTTCATTGTTTCAGGGCGCACCATGATCGTGCTGGACGAGGCAACTCGTATTAAGACGCCCACTACTAAGAGAACGAAGAAGCTCTACATGGTTCGCAACTGGTGTGGAGGGCCAGCCCTGATTCTTACTGGCACTGCGCTTGCCAAGCGCGTGGTGGACGTGTGGTCGTTGTTCTATTTCATGAGCCCAAAGATCATAAACCAGTCCTTCATGTCGTTTAAGAGCGAGTACACCGTTCTTATGCAAAAGACGTTTGAGATCAAGGGCGGACGCAAGGTGACCAAGATCCAGGAGATTGACGAGTTCCTTTGGAAGCGCGTCAAGCGTCTTTGGGAAGCTTCCCACAAGAGCCAGAATGATATCTTCTCTCTGGCTCAGACGCTCAACCTTGCGCCGGATGATGTGCGGTTTATCATCATGACGCCGAAGTACACGCCATACAAGAACGTGGACGTATTGAAGGCGCGGGTAGAACCTTACACTGTATTCACCGATCCCAACGACGATGTAAAGCTCCCGCCGAAGACATACCGGACGGTTGAATTCAAGCTGGAACCTGTACAGAAGGCTCTCCTTGAGCAGCTCAAGGAGTTTGCCGTTGCGATGTATCAAGGAACCATGATGACCCTTCAGAGCAAGGTTTCAATCGGTTCAAAGGCTTTGCAGATATGCGGAGGCTTTTTCAATCCGGTCATCAAGGGAGGTCAGGAAGACAAGAGCGTAGCCATTGACTGCAAGAATGCCAAGCTGGACTACATCATGGAGATGCTGGACGAGATAGGGGATGCTCAGTTCCTTGTCTTCGCGGTATTCACCAAGGAGATCGTCATGCTTCATGAGGCCCTCAGCAAGCACGTCTCTTGCGCCATGTTGTATGGTGCGGTGCCAGACGACGAACGTCGGGAAGTAGTGTCTCAGTTCAAGGAAGGAAGTGTTCAGTGCATCGTTTGTAATCCGGCAGTTGCTGGCTACGGCCTCAATCTTCAGGGAGCCGCATTGCAGATCTGGTATTCTCGTGATTACAATACCGAGAACCGACTGCAAGCGGAAGGACGCAGTAGTCGTATTGGTAGCGACAAGACTGCGGTCTATATCGACCTTGTGTACAACGTGAACTTTGAGAAGAAGGTTCTTCAGTCCAACAAGGAAGGGAGAAGCCTTAACGACTTCTTCATGTCCAGCAACCTTAACGACATTCTGGAGTTGATATGAACATCCCCGCGCTCATGTTGACTGGTCTACTCTTCGCTACTCCTGCCGTCGCCAATGGAGCACAGGTTGAAGAAACTTACCTTTGTGGCAACTACGCCGTTGCGTGGGAAGAGGACTATTTGAAGTCTGTCTTCGTCATGCAGGGTTCACTTCATGACTTCGTGCTGGAGCAGTGCGCTGAACATCCCCTTTACAAGCTGTATGCCGAGATTGATGTTTGGGCTGTTCCTTCCTCGGAAGGTCTCAAGCTGTACCATGACGGCAGTCGCAAGCAACTCATCAAGGCATTCCCGCCTTCGGCTTCGGCAAGCAAGCGCATCACAAAGGAGGGCAAGTACCATGCCGTAGTCAGGATTGACCGTAAGAACCTTATTGTCATGCCCTTGGCAGTGAGGGACGAGCAGGGTGGAATCTGGGTAACGGAAGAAGGAATGCACGTTACCGAGATCGTTTTCGGATTCTTAAACAACTAACCGCTAAGGAGACGCATCATGGGTGACTTTGATTATTTGATGGAAACGCTGGACGAGGTATCTAATCAGGCTCCCGAGCAGGATTCTCTTGCCAAGCTCAAGGCGTTGGTGGAGCTGTACAAGAACCAGAAGGATACGGTAGACTCCTTGGAAGAACAGCTTTCGCAAGCCAAGGCCGCGTTCTACAAGACCTCCAAAGAGCTTATTCCCAACCTGCTCATGCAGAACGGCTTGTCCGAGATTAAACTTCCTTCGGGCGAGAAGGTGCAGGTCAAGATGGACGTGTCGCCTACTATTACGGACATGGAGGCGTTTGCTAAGTTCCTTGACGAACGGGGTGAATCCAACATCCTCAAGACGCAAATGGAGCTCGGCAAGATGGATGCCAGCATCCTGCGCAAGATCAAGAAGCTGTTAGTGGATAACCTTGATCTCTACCCGGACATCAAGCAGACCGTTCATCCCATGACCCTGAAGGCGTACATCAAGAACCTTTGTTTGCTTAACGAGCAAAACCCGTCGTTTGACGGGGATTCCCATATTGCTCTGCAGGATCTTCCCAAGTGCGTATCCGCGTTCACCTACTACAACACTACAATCAAAAGGAGCAAGTGATGACGGACGAGGAACTGGAAGAGATTCAGTCGCGGGTAGGGGACTATGACATGTTTGTCGGAGGCTTGTCCATAGCCAGCGACGACGTGGCGTGCTTGTTGGAATACGTAGAAGAACTGCGTAACCTACTAAACGAAAAGGAGTAAGCAATGTCTTTGAACCCTCAAGAATCTATAGACATTCTGAATCTGGCCAGATCGATGGAGCTTGTCGCCATCGGTCAGTACATGCAACACCACTATGCCCTTGACAACCTCATGTTCCCTACGTTTGCCAAGGCCGTAAAGAAAATCGCCATTTCGGAAATGCGCCATGCTGAGATGCTCAGCGAGCGTATTCGTGAACTCGGCGGCATTCCTATCGTTGCCCCGGCTCAGAACGTGGACACCAATCAGGAGCCTATGGTTGTTTTCGCAACCGACGCTGATCTCGAGCGGGACACGGTATTCAAGTACAACGAGTACATTCAGAAACTGAGCGAGATTGACCACGTGTCGGCTCAGCTTCTGAAGAAGATCATTGTCGAGGAAGAAGGTCATAGCCAATACTTCCAGGACGTGGTCGACCACCTTACACAACTCGGGCCTCACTACCTTGCTGTTCAGGCTGGCGGTGCTTTCGACAAAACCGACTATGAAAAGTTCATCATAGGCTAAACAAGGAGACGCAATCATGACCAAGGAAACCATGCAGAATCAGGCTGAGGACTATTCCCATCTCTTCGACGACGGACTGGGAGGCTTTGAAAGCCTTTCCGCTGACGTTGTTGCGTTCCCGTTCATTCGCATTCTGCAGAGCTTGTCCCCGCAATGCAAGCGAACTGATCCCAACCATATCCCCGGCGCGGAAGAAGGCATGTTCCTGAACAACATCAACAACAGGGTCATTGAGCCCCCGGTTGACGTTGTGGTGGGACGGTTCGACCGTTACTTTATCGAATGGAAGCCCAATCGCGGCGGTTTCGTTCAGGCGCATGCCCCTGAGATTGTCGCTCAGATGGAGGCCACTGGGGAGCTTCACCGCAACGAAAAGAACAAGCTCATCTCCAGAACAGGAAACGAGTTCGTTGATACGTACACATACTACATCGTGTTCCCGGACTACATCGAAGACGGTATCTGCCTTCTCTGCTTGTCCTCCACGCAACTGAAGGAAGCCCGTAGGTGGAACCGCTTGCTGACCAGCACATTCATCCCGGGAACCGGACGCAAGGCTCTTCCCTACTTCATGAAGTGGACGCTGACCACGGTTCCCATGAGCAACGATCAGGGCTCGTGGGCTGGTCTGCATGTGGAGTTCGCAGGGTTCGTCGGCAAGGAAACGCTTCAGCTTGTCACTGAGGAACGCAAGGCGTTGCCCACTCCCGAACAGCGGCTTGACTTCACTGCACTGGAAGCGGGTGACGCATCTGAAGCCATTGACGTTACCCCCGGCGGAGCCGCGTTCTAGCGTATGGCTGTGTCCTTCATTGAAATGAAGGTGTTCAACTTCCCTCTCTATGCCGCAGTATTGGCGTGGAGAGGGAAGCCTGATGCCAAAGAGGACGCGGTGTACCATTACGTTAAGCGTAAACTGGAACCCAAGGGATGGAACTATTATCGAGTAGAGAACACGTTGCAGAACGGGTTCCCGGACATAGTTGCCTACAAGGGCTCTCGCGTCATCTTCATTGAAGCTAAGGTTTGTCGTCAGGCGAAGTTCACTGACGTCCTTCTTAATTTCACTTGGCAACCGGGTCAGGTAGCTTTCATGCTGGAAGCACTTGAGCAAAAGGCTCCGTACTACCTTATGGTGCTACACAAAGAAAACCTATACCTGTTCAAAGGAACTCCATATGGCAACATTAAAAATAGCTCCGACTTTGCTGAACTCGTTTGACTTCTATATCGGATGCCCCGAAAGCTGGAAGGTCAGAGCGTATGAAGGTCTGGTCAGCACGATCAAAAGGGCTCCTTTCAAACCCACTCCCGAGATCACCAAAGGTCTCAATTTTGAAGATCAGGTTCAAAAGCGAGTGGAAGGGTGCTTGCAGTTTGGCTGGAAGAACCATGAACTGCCGGGAAGTACTGAGTTCAAGATCGTAGTGGACAGGTGCATGTACGGCAAGTTCCAAGTATGGGGCGAACGGACTTATGACGTTCCGGGATACGGCAAGGTAAAGACCGCTGGCAAAGCAGACGTTCTGTTCCCCAAGGGTTCGGATCATTTTCAGTACGGAAAGATCATCGATATAAAGACCACGGGCAACTTCAAGGATGAACGTAAGTATACCGAGTCTTGGCAACCTCTGGTCTACGGCATGTTCTGGGAGATACCTTATTTCCAATTCCTCGTGGCTGTATGGGAAGACGCGGGGTCAACGAAGATCAAGTCCTTGAAGGCTATCAATATGAAGCTGGATTTGGAAACGGCTGAGGAACGGATCGTTAATCAGATAACCAACTTCTACACGTGGCTCAATCTCAACGGCTTGTGGGAAGACTACTTCCATACGTACTGCAAAAATCCTAGGTAGGCTCTATGTCCGCGCTGGCACAATTCAAACTGCTTTTCACCGGAAGGGATTCTTGCTACGGAGTTCACGTGCCAGACAAATCCCCACACGTGGAAGGTGAAAAGCGAAAGGGATCGTCATACACTGAAAAGACGGCAATCACGGACGAGGTTTACGAGGAGCATATCAAAGGAACAAAGTCCATTGGGATAGTTCCGCTGACGGGGGACAACAAGGTATGGTTCGCGGCTATCGACATAGACGTATACCCCTTGGATCCCCGTCGGTTTTGCTTCTTCTTTGCCAAGTATAGCTTGCCCTTTACGGTGTTCAAGAGCAAGAGTGGAGGAGCGCATGCCTTTATTTTCTTCACTAAGGAGACAGAAGCAAGGGCTGTAATACAGCAACTGGAAAGAACTGTATCTCTGTTGGGTCTCCCAAAGGATACTGAGATCTTTCCAAAGCAAGCGTCTACGGAAGCCATAGGCAACTGGATCAACCTTCCGTACTTTGATGCCTACAACACGACACGCTACGCCTACGACGATGAGGGAAATCCCCTTGGGTTTGAAGAGGCAATGGAGCTCGCATGGAGCCGAAGGACTTCTGTGGGCGCACTCAAGGACGCGCTTACTCGTATGCCCTTTTCAGAGGCTCCGCCTTGCCTTCAACGGCTCTACCTGTCGGGTCTGGTGACGGAAGAGAACCATAACCGAAACAAGTTTCTGTTCAACACTTGCGTCTATCTGAAGAGCAGGAACCCTGATGACTATGAGGAACGGCTCAAGGCCGTAAACAACTCACTGGCTACGCCTATGGATGAATTGGAGTTGGAACGCACTGTTCTTCATTCCTTCATCAACGGCGACTACAGTTACCAGTGTGATGAACCTTGGCTGGCTGACTTCTGCAATAAGGCAGTCTGCGCCAAACGCAAGTTCGGCAAAAGCTCAACCTACGTGAGCGACTTCTCATTTGAGGGTTTGCGTCAGGTTGAATCGGATCCACCGTATTACGTATGGAAGATCAATGGGCAGGACATGACGTTTTATTCTGAAGCTGAATTGCGTAAGCAGGACAGATTCGCAGACTACTGCGTCAGGTACCTCCATAGATGCCCGAATCGGCTTAAGGAGTCTATATGGATTGAAATCCTCAACAAAGCCCTATCCAACATTGAAATAGTGAAGCTAGACAATGGGGACGAAATGTTGTCCGAAACCGAGATCCTTAAGCAACATCTGAGGGAGTTCCTCATGGAACGCCAGCTTGCTCAGGCTCCGGGTCAGGTTTTAATGGGTCAGGCTTACTTCGATGAGGACTTGGGTTACTGCTTCCGTCCCACTGATTTCATGGGGTTCTTGGAGTACATCAAACGCTACAAGATAGGCGGGACGAACAGACTACATCAGCAACTGAAAAACTATGGGGCATACGCCACAAAGCTCTATAACCCGCTCACCAAGAAGGCGTTCAGGGTTTGGGCTATACACCAGCAAGCGTTGGAGGAGGCTCCCTGCGATTTTGAGGGCACTTCCCCGGCGGCTACCCCTGCTCCTACCCAGCAGGGAAAACGTCCTTCAGAGTCCCCTCAGGGAGGCCGTCCACTTACGGCGGCGGAAAAACTGCGCCGCATGGCGTTGCAACGCGAAGACGTAGAAGACGATGAAACCGTCCCAGCCCTAAAGTTTGAACAGGAACAGGGAGATTTCTAATGAACTTGTACAAGATCATTGGGCCTCCAGGAACAGGCAAGACAACCTTCCTGCTCGATACGCTAGAAGAAGAGCTCAAGCGCACACCTCCCGAAAGGATAGCCTTTGTATCCTTCACAAGGAAGGGTGCGTACGAGGGCGTAGATCGGGCACTCAAAAGGTTCAACTTAAAGAAGGAGGACGTTCCTTACTTTAAAACCATGCACTCCATTTGCTATCACCAACTTGGTCTCACAAGGGATCAGGTAATGGGAAGCGAGCATTATAGGGAACTTGCCCACGCTTTGGGTTTGCCTCTGGTTATGTCAGACCTGTATGCAACAGGGGTTCCACATTCAGAAACTGCACGTTGCATTGTGGCATGCCAACTTCGTCTTACCAATCCTGATGTGTTTGAAGTATTCATCAAAGACTCAAATACACAACTGCTGCGTTTTGTAGAAAAGAACTACCTGCGCTACAAGAAGCAGAATGGATTGATGGACTTCACGGACATACTGTATCAGAGTTACTTAACTCAAGATCCATTGCCCGTGGACGTGGTCTTCATAGACGAGGCGCAGGACTTGACTATGCTTCAATGGGAGGTGATGCTAAAGCTGTTCAGCAACGCTTCTAAGGTCTATATTGCAGGTGACGATGACCAAGGGGTATACGAATGGGCAGGAGCCGACGTTCAACGGTTCATTGACGTTCCGTCCTACAAAGTTCTTGACCAGAGTCACAGGCTTCCAAAAGCCATTCATCATTTTGCAATGGAGATATCTTCTAGGATAGCGGGAAGCTCCAAAAAGATATTCAATCCTCGGGATGAGGAGGGCGTGTTAGATTCGGCTACCAATTGGGCTAACGTGTCTTTTGAGCCTAGCACTCCTACATTGGTTCTTGCAAGAACCCATGCAGAGCTCAACAGGGCTGAAAAGTGGTTGCGTCTCATAGGAGTTAACTACTCCAAGGTAGAAAAGAATGCGATAAAGCCCGCTGTTAATCCTAAGTCTCTTCGCGCCATAACCCTGTATGAGCAGGTAAGAAAGGGAGAGAAGGGGAGCGGAAAAGCCAAACGACTACTGGAACTGTACAAGGACTTCTTTCTTACGTTGGATTGCCCTGACTCCCCGTGGTTCGTTGTTTACGCCAATCAGGAAGAGGCAGGGTTCATTCGTAGGCTTCTTAGATCAAAGGAGAACTTTGAAAAGGAACCCAATATAACACTCAGTACAATTCACGCGGCGAAGGGAGCCGAAAGCTCCCACGTTGTATTGGCTCTAGACTTCTCCTACAAGACGTACCGAACTTGGGTTTCGTTTATGAACTCAGAACTTAGGGCGTATTACGTAGGAGTAACAAGAGCAAAGAACAGATTAACCTTAAAATTAAAGGAAAACACGTATGGATACCCTTCGACTTGGAACTGATGAACATCCCTTGTTCACTATCTTTGAAGTTAAGAAAGAGCAGTGCGTAAACTTCTTGGATCTCTTTTACTACGTTCATAAGCACGGTCGCCACACTGTTAACCGAAAGGGTCAGGGGCTCTACGAAATGCGGAATGTGACGCTGGTGCTTGATCCTGAAGCTTCGCCATATTGCTTCGGAAGGTATCCTTCTCAGGAGTACCTTGAGAAGGAACTGGACTTTTACGCAAGCGGTTCCCTTCAGTTGAGCGACGCCGTAGCTATGAGCAAGTTCTGGAGCAAGTGCTCTGACGATGGAAAAACCATAAACAGCAACTACGGGTTCTTGCTTTTCCATGATGAGAACGCTCACGGCTATACGCAGTTTGATCACGCAATCAGTTGCTTGCGCAACAATCCGGAATCCAAAAAGGCCGTGATGATTCTGTACTCCAAGGAACATGCTTACATCAGCAACGACAATCCTTGCACTATGTTCATCAATTTGTACATTCAAAACGGCAAGCTCCACATGCAAGTTATCATGCGCTCCAATGATCTTTGGTACGGTCTGCCGTATGACCTTCCATTCTTCAGGGTCGTGCATCTTGCCGCTCTTATGGTGCTTCAGAGGACGTACCCTGAAGTTAAACTTGGATATCATATACATCAGGCACTCAATTTGCACTTCTATGAATGGGCGTTTGACAAGTTCAGGGAGTGCGAAAAGAAGTGCACGGCAGACGACAGCATCGGTATTACACAGGAATTGAAATCGTGTCCCCAAGCACTTACACAACGCTGGTCTACATTGTCGTTCGTGAATCGCTTTGTTGGTTTATACGATTGTAAGTGGCACAGGGGCTTTATGAACGTGGCATGGGAGGCCTCCAAGCAGTCCCGGTGCCTTAAGAAGAAGTGCGGAGCGGTCATCGTTTGCAATGACTCTATCATTGCAACAGGCTATGGAGACCGGGACGGGGAGGCTTGCACTGAATGCGCAAGGGACAAGAAGGAAGTGTTCTACAGCGACGGTTGCTACTCCGTTCACGCTGAAATGAGGGCTTGCATAAAGGCTCTCCAGAACGGATTCTCAGACTGGAGCAACGCTGTAGTGTACGTGACGCATGGGCCATGCGATGCGTGCCTGAAGCTTCTCAACCACCTTGGGGTGCGCAAGGTCATTTATGATCAGCCCTATAAGACGGACTACAAGGGCCATTGGCCTCTCATTGAAGTCCTGAGTCTGATGGAAGCGAGCTCTAAGTAACCTACTGAAATAACAGACAAACTCTTAAAATGCGCAGGAATGCCGTTTTGCAGGACGCACTTTCAGCATAGGGCAAAGGCCACGAAAGGAATTTTCGCCGCTCAAAGCGACGTTCCTGCGCATGGCAAAAATCCAGGAGACGCTATGAAGGTTCTTGCATGCACGATCTGCGGGCGCAATGTGCTTGTGGGTAACGCTACGAAGACCGTTGTATGTGCTATATGCAATTCAAGCCTTGCTGATAAGATCAAAAAGGAGCAAAAGGAAAGGGAACAGGAGCGCAGGTCGTGCGCCAACCCCGACTGCCACAACACGTTCGTTCCTACTGTACCTTGGCAACGCTACTGCTGTCATGCGTGCAAAACAGCGGCTCAACGGTCTGAGCCCCGCGTGATCTATTGCAAGCAGTGCGGACAGCCTTTTAAGGGTGACGCAAGGTTTAAGTATTGCTCTGACGAGTGCAAGATTCTTGCACATGAGGCCTCAAAGAGGGAAAGAACTAAAAGGGCAAAGGAGCGGAATAATGAGTTTTGATTGGCTGAGTTCCGCCACTGAAATAGGCGTAGATACTGAAACGAAAGACCCTCACCTTAGATCAAAAGGGCCGGGAGTCTTTCGTAAGGACGGGTATGTTGTTGGCGTTTCGCTGGCAACAAAGGAAAAGGCCGTCTATTTGGACATTGCGCATCCTGATACCACTCCTGAACGCAAGGAGCGCAACCTGCGCATAATCAAGGACATCCTTGCCAAACCCACGCGCAAGGTTGGAGCCAACATCGTATACGATCTTGACTGGCTCGTTAACAACATGGGTATTGAAGTCAAAGGGCCGTTTGAAGATATCCAATATGCTGAGCCGTTGATTGACGAATACCGTCAGTCCTACAGTTTGTCCGCCTTGGCTAAAATCTATGGGTGCGAAGAGAAGGCTTCAGACCTGTTGGGTATGTATTGCGCCAAACAAGGCTGGAAGTTCAAGGACGCTCGTGAACACATTTGGAGGATGCCAGCGCAAGCTGTAGCCCGGTATGCCGAGCTGGACGGCATGCTACCCATGCAAATCATCGAGAAGCAACGGGAGGTCATCTCTAGGCAGGGTCTTGATGAGGTGTATAGCATAGAGTGCCGCCTCATACCGTTGCTGATTCAAATGCGCAAGCAAGGGGTCAGGCTGGACATGCCTCGGCTAAAGAAGACTTCCTTGGCTGTGGTGGACAAAATGTACGAACTTCAAACAGACCTTTATGAATGGGCTGGCGGGGAGTTCGATATTGGATCGTCTGCTCAGCTTGCTAAGGTACTAGACAGAAAGGGCATTGAGTACCCACGCAATCCTCCAACTGAATTCATGAAGATGAAAGGCAAGGAGGGCAACCCCAATCTGGACAAGGATGCCATCACGCGTATGGTCATGGCCGGAACTGATCCCAAGCTGAAGACCATCCTGTTGTGGAGGCACTACAACACGCTAACCAACATGTTCCTCATTCCGTATTACGATTTCGTGGTGGGGGATAGACTGCACTGCCAGTTCCATCCGCTCAAGAGCGACGGATACGGAGCAGTGTCTGGACGCTTTTCAAGCGCGAAACCCAACCTGCAACAGGTTTCAGCACAGGAAGACGACTTGTTCTCAGGTGGTGACGAATTGCTAGAAGGTCAAATCCTGCGCAAGCTATTCATTCCGGAGGAAGGGCACATGTGGGCTAAACTCGACCAAAGTCAGGTTGAGTACCGAATAGGCGCACATTACGCAATTGGGCCGGGAAGCGAGGAATTGAGACAGACGTATAGGGATAACCCGAAGACGGACTACCATCAGCACATTCAGGATCTCACTGGGTTCGACAGGCGTACAGCCAAGCGACTCAACTTCGGAGCGTCATATGGCATGGGAGCGGAAGCGGCCTCTCGTAAGTTCTATTGGTCAAAGGAAGAGGCGGTCATGTTCATGGAGGCGTACCACAAGGAGGTTCCTTTCCTTAAGCAGACACGCAAGCGAGTTGTGGAAAAGGCTACCCAAGCAGGGTACATATTCACGTTGCTTGGCAGGAGGGCAAGAGTGCATCCCTCCCGCAAATTGCACTCGCTGTACAACAGGTTGATTCAGGGGACGGCGGCGGATATTATGAAGAAAGGTATGGTGGATGCGTACGAAGCAGGGTTGTTTGAAGTTCTGCCTCCTCACATTACTGTACACGATGAAATTGACGTGTCCGTGCCTCCAACGAAAATGGGCAAAGAAGCCCTCAAGGAACTCAAGCGGGTGCTTGAAGAATGCGTTACGTTGAGGGTTCCGTTGATTGTAGACTGCCATGAGGCAAAAAACTGGGCGGAGGCAGACTAATGGAAGAGCAACTTACGAAGAGAGACATCCACTCTGTAAAGATCGCACTTGCGGCCTTTGCTGCTCTGTTCTTTGGAGTTGGTCTCTTGGTAGGAATAGGTATAGGCGTGTGTATATGAGCCACCTGCTTCCTATTCTGGTTGTCCTGATTGGACTTGTCACGCTGTTCTTTGCTGACAAGCGGGGTAATTGCGTCAGTGAACAAACAGTGATAAGTGTGGCTGTGGTGACTTGGTTGTTTGGCTATGTAACTGGTATCGTAATTGGAGGTTGATGCACATCAAGTGTAACTTATAAATCAAAAGCCCCCCCGCCAATTGCATCTTGGCGGGGGGCTTTTGATTTATAAGTAGGTAGTTGCTAGCTCTTCAAGGTAAGGCCACGGGCAAGCCGGATCATCAGGACCGTTCCAAGGGAAGCCCGGCTGTTGCGGCAAATCGCGGAGCGCTTGCCGATACACCTTAATCTCTTCAAGCTTGTCAGTATCAAGAGGATAGTCAGGCATGACAAGGTAATCTGTTGCGGTGATACGTCTATCACGCTCGGCGCGTACGCGAGCCGCGAGATCTTCTATTGTCGGTACGGGCGGCGTATACGGCTGTTCCTCAGTCACGCATTCGGGATGCGCCTCGGCGTAGGCGAACACGGCGTCCCATTCCTCCGCGAATTCGGCGGCATAGGGATAGACGTGGTAAGGCATATCGTTCTTCGTGATGACATAGGAATCATCAGATGCCCGGTGGATAATTTGTCCGTATGTTTTTTCGATCATGCAACCCTCAGGGCAAACGCCCCATTGCTTACGCCTAAACTAGATCCTCCGGCGACTATTTGACCACCTGACCAGTTACCCTTCGCGGTGCCACCATCGCCATCCCACCAGCTCAGAACAAACCACGTTCCTCCTGGCGGCAGTGCAAGGGAGCTATTTGTTGTAAAGGTATAAGTGAGGCCTGTCGCCGTATTTGCTGTGGCTGCGCTCCCCGCGCTGTTTGCATAGGTTGCGGTATCGGCTTTCGCATGTATTACACGGCCATCCATATATGCCTCCCCCGTGTCCGGGGAAAAACGAAATGAATGCCCTTGATTGCCACGCGCCCCAGAGAGCACGATTACCCTTCTTCCGCCGTCAACAACCTGTTTTATTTGTATGTCGTTGATTTGGAGAGGGCTATCCGCCACAAGTTCTCTCGTGCCGTCTTCATAAGTCACAGCAGCAAGGGACGTGATATGTCCACTGCTATTTTTTGAATAGAATTGCGTGTACTTAGCGTTATCCGATGCGCGCTGTATGATATCGAACCCGCCCATGACCACGCTGTTTTTGTCGCCAAGAAACAGGCCGCGCTCAGTATTGGTAGAGGGTGCCGATCCAATCACATTTGCGGGATCATTGATCTGGATGCTGCCCGTCATGACGCCGCCGCTAGTCGAAAGCGCTGGCTTGTACTCCCCGCCTCCGGTCAGGAAGCTTTCCTGTTGCCCGGCGGCTGCGGGCGGAACAAGGCCGCTTGTTCCGGCTGCCGATGCTGTAGCCCCCTCGTATTCGGGGACGGAGATGATGCCGTTGTTGACAGTGAGGCCGTCACCGATGCATGAAGACGACACAATTTCTGACCAAGCAGACCAATCATTACTCGCTAGGCGATACTGCCTGAGGAACATACGTTCTCTTGCTGGTGAATAGGCATATACTATCTGATACAAATTCTTTGTGAATGCTTCTTTTTTACTGTAAAAAACTTGCAGGAAGGCAGCACTTCCAACGATTGGGCCATTCACGCCGCCTGTTGCGTTTATTAAGTAAAATCCTGCTTCGGTAACTGTATTGTAGTCTACATTATTCCCAAGTTCTCGTGCTGGCCCAACCTGCCCCCGCGCACTCGCAAGATCCTCAATGTCTCCCTCAATCGCCACATCTTTCACGGTGATCGCGCCGTCCGCAGCGGCCTGCGTGGTCTTCCCGTCGAGCTTCGCGGAGAGTGTAACGTCACTGGACAGCGGGCCGCCGCCAGTGAGCCCCGTTCCGGCGATGACCCGCCGCGAATTTGGAACAAGGTTCTCACTTGTTTCTTCCGCTATCCACACACCAGAGTCATCTCCAGGTGTGGGATACGGCTGTTCATTAGCTAGGATAGCACGAGAAGCTGTATACAACTTGCCGTCCGTAAAAATACAACGAGCATACTGTGAGTATTCCTGACCAGCAAGAAAAGGCATTATGCCGTTCTCGCACAAGGTCTTTGCGACTGAGGTAAGAAGAAACAGCAACTGGTTGTGTCGGGCGGAGTTGTAGATTGTGTCATACTGCTGACCAACCTCCATTTGTTCAGGGGTCTGCGTAGTGTCTCTATACGCGACCTCGGATACCGGAATAGGAGGAATAGTCGTGAGCGCAGATTCCGCCCAAACGAAATTGACTCTGTCTTGGTTTGCCATATTTAATTCCCCGTGATGTATTTATGAGTAGTGACTCCAGCTCTTCCTGAGTCACACTGCTGACCTCCCATTCGGTCAGCACAAAAGTAGTTCTTGGGCGCAAATATTACATCTTCAATAGACAAGGTGGCTGGATAGCTTACATAACAGTTACGCTCTACTGTTAAGTCATCAAAGAATCTGGTCAAAGCCGAGTACACTGTGGTGCTGATTGTTGAGGGCAGCATTAAGTCTATAGTAAAAGGGCCTTTTTTCACAAAACTAACATCATATCCGTACAAATTTGAAATAAGATTCAAAATTTCTGGAACAGACGCGGCTAACGTGAAATTTTTAAGAATCTTACCTAGTATTCTGTTACGATAAGTTGAGTCGTTAGGAATGACTTTGCTAGACAAAGTTGCATTTGTAACCCATACTTCAATCTTATCTACACCTTGTGAATTTCTATCAGCCCACATGTAGCTAAGGTCACTGTATTGAAAAGCTGTTCTTGGCTCCCCTACTATGCGACCTAAAGCATCAAGATTACTTCCCTTGGCGGCATATAACGTACGACCTTCTTCCATCGCAAGGATGCTGTCGAACAGTTCCTGAGACTCTTCAAGGAAGGCCGCGAAGAACTGACCTAACATGCAAGAGTTACTGAACTGAGACAATGCCAGTCCAGTCCCCTGCGTTACAAGGTCGATTCGCTCCTTGGAGAAGTCTACGTTTAGCTTTTCAGTTGCAGCCATATGCTAGTCCACCAAGGTTACGGTGATATTATCAACCGTGAATTCGGACGCCTCGTTCCAATCGATTGGAATATCCACCTTGCCTTGAGCTTCTGCTGACGTTCCAATGGTCATGTTCACGATCGAGAAGCCGTTGCACGCATCGTTAATAGGTGTAAAGAGCCTTGTTCTGATAACAGGCTCGCCGGGAGGGAAGCCTGTATTTGCCATGATATCATAAACAGAGTAATCAACAATGCTCTGCTTGATCAATTCGGCGTAGTTGCTTGGGAAGACTGCAGAGTCGGTGACACGGATTGTGATATCCACAAAAATGGGAACCATCGTAGGACGCATGAACCTGATGTTGTAAGGCTGGTTCTGTTTGTCCCTCAAAGTCACAAGAGTGTTGCCGTAGCCTTGAATCGTTACAGGCATGCGCAAGAACATGGCGTTGGCAATGTCCTCTGGTTCTCCTCCCACTACCACCGGGGAAATTTCCTTGTAAGGAATGCCTCTAGAGTCCTCAGGGTTGGTCAGCGCATTCTGGTAGACCCGACAGTAGGTAACGCCGTCTACAGCAATGATTGCCGAGTAAATGGCCTCAATCTGACGATAGCTGGTAAGGCTGGTGGACAACTGCTGACGCTTCCTGAGCTCATCGTCAGTTTCCTCAGGCGTACCGACTGAACTGGTGGACGTGTTTGATACGCTGTACCATCCCGCCGTAGCGGTTTGTATCGTATTGATAGAACCAACAGTAGGGTCAATCGCACCCTTTGTCGTGCATTGGAAGCGGCCTTCAACGGTTCCGTTGGTTCCAATGATATAATTAGCCATAGCCTGATAGCTGTTCGTGCCCTGTCGGTCTCCAATGAGTGAACCTTGAGTAATTAGCGTTCCAGCAGCACCAGAGCAGGTGCAAATGATAATCGTTTCGCTTCCGGGCTTGCGCACGATTCCGTTCAACTGAACAGTGCCGCTCTGACCTGCCCCGGTATTGTACAACGGGTTGAATTGTATGCTGGCGTCATAGGCCGCTTCCCAGCACTCAGACAAAGCGTTGGAAAAGATACCTACAAGTTGAGTAAGAATTGTATCACCAGACGCATTGGCGAAAGGGAACTCACCTGTCTTCGGGTCTTGAATGGCCTCAACCCGTTCCAGCATGTCGTTGTTGATGTCAACAAGACGCTTAGGAACGAACCCTTGGGGAAGCATTCCGTATTCAAAGTTAGCCATAATTGATCCTACGCTGCAAAGGTTGAAGCGGTGACGGGCAAAGTAAGCTCTCTCACAGTGCGATCTGTAAGGATCACCCGGATGTATACGGAGAAGGTTCTGTTACCCAGTATGTATCTGGTGGTGAGCTTTTCAATGGCCTTTACGCCTTCAGTGCCCATAACGCAACGACGAATGAGCAAGAGGACGTTGTTCTGCTGGGACATTTTGGCTCCCAACATGCCATGACCATCCTGATACCAAGGGAGCCCCGCCGTTGTGTCTAGGAACCATTCTCCCAACTCGCGAAGGAGCCTCAGCTTGAGCCTTTGCATGACCTCGTCAGACCCGGTCACTTCGCCAGGCGATAGATCCCAATTTTCATTAAGTCGGAAGTCCCATGACATATAGCGATCCTTATGCGACAGGCCCTGACGTATCAGAGCCAGATTCAACGCCAGTGTGTCTGTGAGAGGACGAGTTCTTGCCGTTGCCGTCAGTGAACGTGCCGTCCCGCTGAGTAATGTTTCCCTGAATCGTGTTGCCCGATCCGCTGAGCTCCATGTTGGAGCTTGAAATGGTGCAGGTGGAGCTTGTGTTCATGGATATTGCTCCATCGGCTTGGGTGGCAACTGTACCCGGAGCCGTAGTTGTTACGGATCCACCTTTCATCGAATAGACCGCCTGTCCGTCTGTCATCGTGATGCCATCAGGCCCTAAGCTGATGTAGGACGTGCGGGTCAAGTCCCTTAGCTCAATGTTCTCAGTGTTGTAACTTTGAATAGCAACCTGATCGCTGGAAAGACCGGGAATGAAGATTACGTCAGTGAGCGACCTCTTCCTTACATTGGACACGTCAGGGTCAGAACCAACAGGAGGATTGTTAATGTTCCCGGAGGCAACGAAATTCGTTATGTCCTTATCAGCCACTATGAGCAGACCAGTGTCTCCCGGCTTCAACGGCAACGTGAGCAGGAATCCAGCAGTTTGAGCGCAAGGAAGAATGACAGGAACGTCGTTGATCTCAGGAAGAGCCATGTACTTGGTCTCTTGCCCAATGGTGATCTTCATGCGTTCAGTGGGCTGAACCGTGACCTTCAATGGAGGGCCCGGCTTGACCTCTTTGATGATGCAAGGTTTGGCTATGTCCATGGAATCCAACATGCGCTGAATAACCAGACGCTGGGACTCGTTGGGAGAGGTCTTTGAGTAGTCAGCCATCACTTCACCTTAACGCCTAGCTTGTAGCTTTCAATGTCCATCGTCCAGTTGGAGGAGTACGTATCCAAGTCAATTCCAATGGTATGAACACGATACGTTCCCGAGAGGCTTTTGTTCAGCTTGCTGGACACCTTCACAGAGGAGCCTACTGTGATGCCCGGCACGTACAACGCCTTAATCTTCACCCCGGTAGTCCACTGAAGAGGCCCTGATAGGATTGGGGAGATGTTAATCAGACCGCCATTGTCTCCGTTGAGCTCCACTGAGGAGCCGAGCATGAACTTGTCTCCCATGCACTTGAGGGTGCCTTCCTGCACTGACCAAGAGAAGCCGTATTCTTCTGCCAAACGATTAAGACCGTCTTTGGTAGATCCCGCGTAGCTCCAGCCCTTTCCTCCAATGTTCCCCTCTACGCCTTGGAAGCTCTCAGGGTTCACTGTAATTCCGGGGAGATCCTTGCCAAGCTGACCAGCGGCGGCTGAAATAGACGTTCCAGGGCCAAAAGTAAC